AGAGCAAAGAGGTAATAATGCGCCTCTATGAGTTTGACGAGAATAGTGCAACTGTTTCAAAAATAGTTGCACTTACTAATCAATTAGAACAAGATTTAGAAGATGGTGAAATCCCAACGGAATATTCCATGGATGATCTAATTAATTATTTTCGTGAGTATGATGTTATTTTGGATGCACAAGACCTTTATAACATGATTAAACAACCTCCTCTTAACTCACTTATTCAAAATATTCAAGGTGATAAGGTTGTCTTTAAAGGACAATCTACAACTGCAACTCCTCCTGAAGACGAAAATCAAAAAGTAGTCTCACAAATGGCTAAAAATGCAATGAAATAATTGTCCATAGTAGTTGACAATTTCTAATAGTAATTGTATACTGAGTATAGGATATAAATATTTGCATGATTACGCTAACAAACGAAGCACATACTAAAATAACAAAGCACCTCGCAAAGCGCGGCTCGGGTCTTGGCATTAGAATAGGTGTCAAGACTACAGGCTGTTCCGGTTTGGCTTATGTACTAGAATACGTAGATAACCCTATTGAAACTGATTTGCTTTATCCACAAGATGGATTTAATGTGTATGTAGATAAAAAATCAAGTGTTTATCTAATAGGAATGAACATTGACTTTAAGAAAAATGGTCTTAACGAAGGATTTGAATTTGTAAATCCTAATGCAAAAGATCATTGCGGTTGCGGGGAAAGTTTTAGAATCTAAATGACAATTGAAATTACGCATTTAGTTACTGTTGGTTGTAGTTTTACTTACTGTCAGGCCTTATATGATCCGCCTAACCAAGGGTGGCCTAGACTACTAGCAAATAAATTAGGAGTTCCTGTAGTAAATTTAGGAGAGCCAGGATCATCCAATGATGGCATTGCACGTAGAACTTACAACTATTTTTATAAAAATTTACCTACTAATTCTAAACCTTTATTCGTAGTTGCAATGTCTCAAAGTATTCGTAGAGAAGAATACTTTGCTGAATATGACCAAAATAGTGGATTTGGATTAGAAGAAATCAATGATTATCATGGATTAATGGTCGGTGATGAAAAAAATCTTGTAGATAAAGCAGTCTATGAACAAATGAACGATATCGGTGTATATAAATCACAAGAACGAAAACTTAGGCTATGGGCTTCAATTATTAATTTGTTTAAAGCACACAATATTCCCTATATAACTTCTGATTATATTCCTGATAAGTCTGAAGAAACTGCATTATACATTAAATTAAATTATCCTGAACTTAACAAATACATTAATATGGATAGTAATAAATTACAAAATTTTTGTGATATTACTGTTGGTTATCCTAAAGCAATGGACAAAGGTCATGATGGACCTGACGCACAAATAGCGTTAGCAGATTACATTTATAAGCAATTACTTAAAAGACACGAAAAAATTATTCCAATTAAAGATGCTAAATTTTTATCACTAAAAGATTTTCCAGTATCACATAAAAAACTTTTTGAACAAACAAACCAATGGTACAAACACGAAATGGGATTAAATTATTATTATGGCCTTAGAAAATAAATTTAACTACGTAGAATTAAAAAGAGAAACAATTGATGGCTCTCGCAAATATATAACTCCAGATGGATTTAAAGTTCCTAGTGTCACTACAATTTTAGATGCGACAAAATCAGAAGAATCTAAGAAAGCCCTTCATGAATGGCGCAAACGTGTTGGAGTCGAAAAGGCTCAACAAATTACTACTGAAGCCGCAGGTCGTGGAACACGAATGCATAAATGGCTTGAGAACTATGTAAAGACAGGAGAAACAGGTGAGCCCGGAAGCAATCCGTATAGCAAGCAATCACATACGATGGCGCATTCAATCATATCTCAAGGATTATCCAACTGCACCGAGTTCTGGGGCACGGAAGTATCTTTATATTTTCCTGAAGTTTATGCTGGGACCACAGACTTAGTTGGAGTACATAATGGTGACGAAGCCATTATGGACCATAAGCAAACTAATAAGCCCAAAAAGCGTGAATGGATTGAAGACTACTTTGTTCAAACAGTAGCCTACGCTACTGCACACAACGAAGTTTGGGGAACTAACATTCGCAAGGGCGTTATTTTCATGTGTTCTGCTGATAATCTCTATCAGGAATTCATTGTTGAAGGTAATGAATTCGACAAGTACACTAGTCTGTGGTTTGAGCGACTAGAGAAATACTACACCAAGTTCGTTTGATAAAAGCATAAATAAGTGTAATCGGATGGGTAAAGATTACACTTATGTCAATTCTACAGATATCAAAAATTCAACAAAGGTCAGGTAACTTAGTAGACCTGCCTCAGTTAGACGAAGCCGAATTTGGCTGGGCGTCTGACAATAGACGCCTCTTTATTGGCAAAACCACTCCTAACGAGAACATTGAAGTATTAACTGGGTATTCCCAGATTAGTTTTGATCAGATCGAAGGTAGTGTTGGTAACTTAAACATCAATCCACTTACAGTAGATGATGGTCAAGTACTTGCATATGATGGTACCAATTGGGTAAACAGAGGTGGAAACGCCGGTGGATTACTTAATTTAGGTAATGTAGGTAATGTCAAAATTGAAGGTGGTGCAATTGGTTATGTACTTGAAACTGATGGTTTAGGTAATTTAAGTTGGACTCCTAAGTCAACTATTATTGCATACATTGAAAATGTAACAAAAGCAAATCCTGCAGTTATAACAACTACTCAAGACAACTTCTTTACCGAAGCCGCAGAAATCACAATTACTGATGCTGTGGGTATGACCCAGTTAAATGGTAATACTTATTACGTTAACATCCTGACTTCAAATACTTTTTCATTGTATTCTGATCCAGGTCTTACGGTTACGGTTAACTCAACTGGATACGGTAACTATGCCTATACTAGTGTCAGCAATACCACTGTTGCTACCAATGTAGTTACAGTGGGTGATTCGACCTTGTTCACAGTAAACCAAGAAGTTATGTTTTTGGGAAGTTTAAGTACAAGTGGTCTCTTAAATAATACACCTTATTACATTAAGACTAAACCAAGCAGTACTGAAGTAACAGTTTCTAATGAGTTATTAGCGAACGGAGTCGCCGGCAATACACAATCATTGCAGACTACGGTACTTACTGCAAACATGTATGCTACAGGTGGTAGAGTTGTTTCGGCTGTAGGTGGTGCTGGCTCAGCGGCTGCGGCAGGTTCTAATACAACTGTGCAGATTAATAATAATAATCTATTAGATGGTGATGCAGACTTCACATTTGATTTTGCCCCCGTATCAGGACCTAAATTATTAACAGTTATTGGTAATGCTAACGTAAGCAATTTAAATGCAACTGGTGTTGCAACAGCAACTCGCTTTATCTCTAATATTGCAACTGGTACAACGCCTATCCAAGTAGCATCAACCACACGTGTTGCAAACTTAAACGTTGCCTATTCTAATGTTACTGACTTTACTAATATTACAACAGCAACTACTGGCACATTCTATCCTGTACTAACTAATAGTTTAACAGGAAACGTTGCACAATTTGCAAACAATGCAATATCATTCAATGCATTGACAGGTAACTTAACAACAGCATTGTTAAATGTTGTCGGTAATGCTAACGTTGGTAATATTGGCACAACTACCGCAGTTATTACAACAGGTAATATTACTACTATCAATAGTGGACTATTACAAAATGGTAATAGTAATATCACTATTACTGCTAACGGTAATGTCAGTGTTACTGCCGCAGGTGGAACAACTGAATTAGTTATAACTAGTACAGGCGTAAACGTTGCAGGTACACTAAATGCTAGTGGTAATGCTAACGTAGGTAATTTAGGTACTGCTGGATTGATCGTTGCAACAGGTAATGTTACTGGTGGCAACTTAACAACCGGTGGTGCAGTAGTTGCGACAGGTAATGTTACTGGTGGTAACTTAACAACCGGTGGTGCAGTAGTTGCAACAGGAAACGTAACAGCAGGTAACTTATATGCTAACTCAGGTACGTTAGGTGTTGCGACATTAAATGTCTCTGGTGAAAGCAATCTTAACTCTGTTGGAAATGTTTATATCAGTGGTGGTAATGCTAATCAACTTTTACAGACTGATGGTGCAGGTAACCTAAGTTGGACTGATCCAAACGGTGGATACTTCTTGCATACTCAAAGTTCTGCTAACACCATTTGGACAGTCACACACAATCTTAACAGACAATATGTAACAGTTGAAGCAATTGATGCTAACGGCAATTCATATACCGGTCGTTATGATTACCCAACTATTAGTTATACTAACGCTAATGCGTTAACAATGACATTTACTTCCGCAGTTGCAGGATATGCCGCTGTTACAGGTGGAGGCACAAACATTAATAGTGTTAGTGTTGGAAACTCTACGCCCGGTGGTGTCAATACTCAAGTACAATTTAATGATGCAGGTGCATTAGCAGGCAGTTCAGGTCTTGTATATGACAAGACTACAGGAACATTAACTGCTACTTTATATGCAGGTTCAGGCGCAAACTTAACCAACATTGCTGGTGCAAACGTTACTGGACAAGTATCATTTGCGGCAACAGCAAATGCAGTAGCAGGATCAAATGTCACAGGTGCTGTTGCATTCGCAACAACAGCAAATGCAGTAGCAGGTGCAAACGTAAGTGGTGCAGTATCATTTGCAACAACAGCAAATGCAGTAGCAGGTGCAAACGTAAGTGGTGCAGTATCATTCGCAACAACTGCAAACGCAGTAGCAGCCGCTAATGTTTCAGGAACTGTTGCCAATGCAAATAACTCAGCGTTTTTAGGTGGTACAGCGGCAGCAAGTTATCTATTAGTAACAGGTACAGGCAGTTCATTGACAGCACTTACTGGTGCTAATGTTACTGGCACCGTTGCTAATGCAACAACTGTTATTGGTGCAACTCAGAATAACATTACAACATTAGGCGCATTAACTACATTAAGTACAGGCGCAAATACTACATTAGGTACTATCACAGGTAACTGGGTATTATCAGCCGGATCAAAATTACAATCAACATATGCTGACTTGGCAGAATATTATGAGGCTGATGTTTCATACGAACCTGGCACCGTTATGGAGTTTGGTGGTGAGAAAGAAATTACTTTAGCAACAGACGGCACACGAAGAGTTGCCGGTGTAGTAACCACAAACCCTGCTTATGTTATGAATGCTATGTGTCCTGGTATTGCAGTTGCAGTAGCACTTCAAGGTAGAACATCAGTAAAAGTACGTGGCACAATTCACAAAGGTGATATGCTTATTTCTGCTGGTGACGGATTCGCAAGACCAGATCATAACCCATTAATGGGTACAGTTATTGGTAAAGCATTAGAAAACTTTGAAGGCGTCGAAGGCGTCATCGAAGTAGCAGTCGGCAGACTATAAAGATAACGAGGAATAAAGATAATGGCATCATACGCATATACAGCAAGTTCAGCAGTAGCAACATCGGGAAACATTGCTACGGATAAAGTACAAATAGCGACTACTAGTGCTATTCAATATACAACTAGTTTTCCCAACGTTGCATTAACTGGTACAATTACTGCGGCTACTAATACTACAACAGTAACAGGGTCTGGTACATTATTCTTATCGGAACTTAATGTTGGGGCCTGGATTGGTAATACAGCAGGAAGTACAGCAGGTATTGTACAAGCAATTGCTAACAATACAAGTTTGACATTGACTGCTAATTCAGCCGTTGCAATTAGTGGTGCAACAGCACGTTATAACCCATATGGAGTAGCCTATACTGTTGCTACTGCTAATAGCACGATTATTCCTGCTAACACAGTTAATAACAGCATTATCGTAGGTCAAGGTAACGTAGTATCATTTAAAGAAGTATCAGGTGTTACATCTGCACCATTTACTATTACAGAACTTGGTGCTCCACATGCTAACAGTGGCACAACGGGCGTGGCAGCAACACCTGTAAATGGCGGACCCAAATCTTAATTTTTACGTAATAAAGATAAATAGTTTGTACGCTCTCATGGTGAGAGTTTATGCAGTACCCACTGCGTAGCGACTAGAACTCGCTCATAACATTAAGGAAAAAACAAATGGGACGTCCACTAAAAATCGCAAAGGCCCAAGCGGTCTTGACAGTAACTAATACTACTGCAACAACAAATATCGTAACAGTTTCTCAAACTTTAAGCACATTAGGTGTTATTGCTGGTATGCCTTTTATACCTAGCGTTACAACTGGTACAAACTTAATTGCTGGTACAACATTCTATATTCTAGCAGTCACTGGTGCATCAACATTCACTGTTTCTGCAACTCCACTAAATGCTAACCCAACATATACACCAGTTACATTGACAACTGGTACAACAGCATCAGCGTTGTCAGTTGGTGTAGTTGATGCATACTTTAACAACCCACTCGGTGGCGTAGGCTACCCAGCAACTAACGCTAACACATATGGTGTTGTCGGTGGTAACACTGCAATCTACGGTAGTCAAGTTCTTGCTAACGTAGCAATTGGTCAAAATGGTACAGGTACATTGTATTCTGCTACTGATACCGCGTATGTAACTGGTATTGGTACTGATTTGGCAAACGCACTAAGTGTAGGTTCTGTAATTCAAGTTGCAAGTGCAAACATTAATGGTACAACAACTGATTATACTACTCTAGGTTTTGCAAATACAGTTCCAGGTTTAACAACTGTTGCTGTTGCTAACACACAAAATACAGGTAACATCATTGGTACTTCAGGTAATGCTCAAACATTGCTTGCTAACGGTACAGTAAGATTTACTGCTAATTTGGGCGGCTTAGTCTCTGGTCAAATTTATTTTGTTAAAGCAATTGCTAACGCATCTGCATTCACTGTTTCAACAACATTGGGTGGTGCAGAAGTTGACTTGTCTAATGCTACTGGTACTCCAGACGCTCAACAAGATGTAGTTGAACTAGTTGCAAATGCGGAGGTGGCGGCATCAGGTTCTGCATTCATCTACGCAACTCCAGAAGCAGGCTTCATTGTTCGTCAAAAGGGCAAGACAAAGTACTTAGTAACAGGTGCAACAACTGGTCTAACAGCACAATGTTTCACTGCTAACGTTGCCAATACAGCGTTGACTCCAAACACAATGTCTATCATTGGAACTAATGCGGCTTCAGGCACACAGTTTGTTTCAAGTATTAATGACTACAACAGTGAAGTGTTCCCAGCAACTGTTGCGGCAGGTTCACTATCAGCAGGTACAGTATACACTATCTATAGTACAGGTACAACAAACTGGACTTCAGTTGGTGCTATGTCTAACATGACAGGCGTTACATTCACTGCAACAGGTACCGGTTCAGGTACAGGTCTTGCTGTATTGGCTAACGTCAATCCTGATATCATTGCTACATTCAACACAGCCGCTGTTGCGAACGTAGACAATGGTCAGCCGAACCCAATCGTTACGATTAACGGCGCATAATAAATGGCACTCTCTGTTCAGAAACAACCCGAAACAGAGATTGCTGTCCTTCAGGTCCAGTATCAAAACCTCGACGAAAAAGTTGGTGATTTGAAAACTGGCCTGAAGGAACTTCGTGACCACATCGATACTCATATGGAAACAACTCATGCTATGATTAGAGATTTCCAAACGGAAAATACAAGACAGCATGGTGAAGTTAACAAAAAAGTTAATGCGCTAGAAAAATGGCGCTGGATGCTCATGGGGGCTGGAATCTTAGCCGGGGCACTTGGGTGGCCCGCATTAAGTAAACTATTAGGAATTTAATAATAGGGGCTACGGCCCCTATTATTTTATCAGTGCTTCTAATTTCTCAATAACAATATCAATATTCACAGTAGAAAACAATCCTGGGTGCAATGGTTTAGGATATAGTCCATGCTCAACCCAAGCATATCCCAAATGCTCATCATTTAATACTGGAATGAATTCTTCTTTTACTTGACAGAAGAACGTGTTATACACAAAGTTACCATTTGTAAACTTCTGAATAGGTATCAATTTCATCTCAGGGTCAAAGAAACCCATTTCTTCAACACATTCTCTTTCAACACCTTCAAGTAAAGTTTCACCCTTCTCAACTTTACCTCCTGGGATACTCCAAGTGGTGTTGTTCTTATCTGATCTTAGTAAGTATAGATATCTATTAGTTGAAGAACTATAGAAGAATACACCGGCCGCGTTGGTCATATCAAATTACAACGCTATAATCGCCCTGATCATACCATCCTTCGTATGATTTCATCCACATACCATCAGCATCAACATATCGATACTGGATAGTAGTAGTTAGATTAGTTACGAACTCAACCTCAGTTGCATTTTGACTGTCGAATGCAACAAACCATTCAGCCTCAGTTGCATCATATTCTACAATATCGTTTGCGTTTGCAATTAAACTTCCCCAAGCAACTGTACTAGTTCCGTCTGAACCAATATCTTCTACTATGAGATATCTTACACCCGGAGTAGGACCTGGCAAACCTGCATTCGGTCCCTGTAATTGTGGATTGATAACACTATTAACGGGCGCTAATGTATTTTGAGGCAATGTATCAGGATCAATGCTATAAATTAAGAATCTATCATCTAATGGATCAGGAACAATTGTACCTACAATGTCATCTTCCATATATGGATTCTGTAACCAAATTTGACTGATACCCGGCTTTACTTTACCATACACGTTTAACAAACTTGTCCAATACAACGAAGTATTAGGACTATCGGGATTGTTTAAATTAGTGTTAGGTGGATAGAATGCTTCATTAGCAGGTAGTAATTGAAGTCTGTTACCAACTAATAATAACTTATATCCATATGGTGTAATCTTTTGACGAGTACCTAATAGTAAATCATCATCTTGTACGTCTTGATATGCGGTACCTTTATAGATACTTGCAATAATCTTTTGAATAACGCCCAACTTCTTAAGTTTACTTGATGTAGTAATCCAGATAGGCATGTAAAACTTCCATGTCAATACATCAATAGGATTGCCGGTACCCTGTGGAATACTTCTGCTAGAGAATGTCAATCCATCTTGAAATACTGCACTCAATGAAGTCCAGTCAACAAAGTTATCAGTGCTTTGAATTTCAAGTGCAGGATTGAACAATGTGCCTAACTGTTCAATAATTTCTAACTTCTGATTATAGTTTGTAGTCCAAAAATCTACCGTCATACGAAGAGTATAAGGAACAGGCATCAATCGTTCAATAGTAAATGCTTGTCCCTGTGTTTGTTCATATGTTTGAGTTTCACTGTCATATGCACGTTGTCTTATGTTAACCTTATCAATGAAGGTAGGGTCTTGTGTTCTACGTTGATCGTATTCTAATCCGCTAATATAGTAGGTAATTAGGGGTGCAGATGGCAAATTACTTGCACTGTTATTAGCAATAATAGTACTTGCTTGCCTGCTACTATCACCATACATAATTGGCACACGAATTAAGATATCGTTTCCATTAGGGTCTTTGCCTTTAGTTACATACCAGTTGCTAAAAATTTTAGCAAATTGCACCAAGAACCTTCTAATCTGATTATCGTAAAAAAACTGTGCCATTTATATTATGCTTCCGGTGGTAGTGGTGTTAGTGCAGGCTGAAGTAATGACGACAGCGGTTGACGTTGTGGTACCACCTCTTGTGTATTATTTAGATAAATTTCGCCTTGGTTATTAATAAATCCAGACAATTGTGAATCATCAGTCTCACTGAATCCAGTAGTTGTTCTAACATTCTCACTAATTCTTACCCAAAGAATACCGTCCCAACGATATAATAGTTGAGGCATATAATCGATACGTAAGAAGTAGTCTCCGACTTGTGGATTTTGTGGGAAACTAATACCAGCACCAGTTGGTTCACCGTTTGGTGCTTGACCATCACCTGACAAGTAACCAGTTGTATAACCAAAACTGCGCGGGCTACTACGTGCAATAAACTGAAAACCTGGATCACAGTCTGCACGATAGTCCATATCAGGAGTAATAGTACCAGTAAAGCCGGGTAGTGTGGGATCTTGATCGGCAGTAGCATAAGTGTTATCAGCAGTACCATATGGTCCTGTAATGATACCTAATGATTGTACTGCTAATACTTTAGTACCTTCTAATGCACCAGAGCCGCCTTCTGTTCTAGTAGGGGCCTCTTCAGCAATAGATAAACTTGCTTGAACAAACTTGTCAATCTTATCTTGCAAATGATCTCCGTCAGCGGTCATGTCCCAAATACTTTGTAGTACTTCTTTGGAAACTTTGATTCCTGCGCTTGGATTCTTGTACTTAGGATCACGCATAAAGACTACAGTGCCAACTACTGGTATTGCAGTACCAGTACCAGATGATGTAATTACATTGACTGGTGGCGCAGGCTGATTGGTCTTTCCAGATGGGACACCGTTTGCTTCAAATGCACCATAAGTAGGAACAACATACAACTTGCTTTGATCGTAACCTGACTTAGGTACAATACGTGCAGCCTCTTGTAGAGCGGCATCGTTGATTG